AAAGGCTGTTGATAAGTTGAATGGTAAACCAAGACCAACAGATGAGTTTAAGCAGTTTTTAAGAGATGGCAAAGAAAGAAGTGGCTTAACCTGTAAACAGATAGATAATAAAATCGGAAATGGTAGTGGAATTTTTAGTCAACATTATGTAGGATGTAATGACCAAATAGAATATCCTACTAAAGATAAGTACCAAATACTGAAAGAAATATTAATTTTAGATGATAGTTTTGACTATTTAATAGATTGGGCAGAGGCAGAGCGTGAGGTTATAGGGAAAAGTAAACAGAAGAGAGGTAAAAATATAAATGTAGGGTATGGAAGCAACACAGGTTTTGACATTCTCACAGCACCCTCAACCGAAGAAGCCAAGAAATGGGAAGGCTGGGGAACAGCACTAAAACCAGCACTTGAACCGATAACAGTAGCAAGGAAACCATTTAAGGGTACAGTTGCTAATAATGTTTTGAAGTGGGGTACAGGTGGGATTAATATTGATGGGTGTAGAATAAAATACAGTGGAGAAAGTGATGGGGGTGATTGGTCAAGATTTCATAAAATGAATCCATTAGCCCAATACCAAAAGTATGGAATAAAACACGGACATAGAAATGGTGTAGACGGTAAGCCATATGCCGATTCTGAATTTAAGGCAGAAAAACCAAGCGAAGGACGCTTCCCTGCTAACCTAATACATGATGGTAGTGATGAGGTTGTGGATTGTTTCCCAGAAAATAGTCAAAGATTTTTTTATGTGCCAAAGGCAAGTAAGAGTGAGCGGAATGAGGGGTGTGAGGGGTTGGAACACAGGAGACATTTAGATAGAAAAAAAGAAGATGGAGATGGTGGAGATAACCCAAGAAACAGGACTAACACATTAAAACAAAATTTCCACCCAACAGTAAAACCAACAAAGCTAATGCAATACCTTGTCAGATTGGTAACACCTAAAGGTGGAACAGTATTAGACCCATTTATGGGTTCAGGTTCAACAGGAATTGCCTGTAAAAGAGAAGGCTTTGACTTTATCGGGATTGAGTTAGATGAAGATTATTGCAATATTGCAAAGGCAAGAATAGAAAAATTTAAATTTCAACACGAATTATTTGAGAAATAAAATGAAGATAAGGTTGGGCGATTGTTTAGAAGAAATGCGAACAATGAAAGATACTCCATTAAGAGTTTATGATACGAGTGTTACAATGAAATGGGATATTGAAAAAGCAGCAGAATATGAGAGACATATTCACGATGCAATAAGGTTTACCGAAATGAGAGGAAAGCCTTTAACCATTGAATATATAGATGAGGATGAAAATGTTGTTGGCACGTTAAAACTTAAAGGAGATAAAAAGAAGTTTTTGGAATATGAAACAAAAATGAAGAAACTATTAAGGAGAATGGAAAATGAAGAATCACAAAAAACAACCCAATAATAAGGATAAACCTCACGGAATAAGAGGCAATGCATGGAAAACAGACAAAGGTATCTATATGAATAGATGCTGTAGGTGTGGTAAAGAAAACTATGCTCCTAATGTAACTACAGGTATTTGTACTTGGTGTGGTTACAAAGCCACAGAAGAAGATATTAATGAGTAAGAAACTCTATTGCAAGAAATGTGGGACACTTGTTATAGAGGTAATCAAAGGTAAAGTAAAACCTGACTTATATATTGAATGTAATAAATGTCAAAAAAAGGACTTTGATTTACCTAAAGGGTTTAGTGAGATATTTGGAGGAAAGATATGAAGATATTAAACTTATATGCAGGAATAGGAGTCAATCGAAAATTATGGGGTAATGAACACGAAATCACAGCCGTTGAAATGAACCCTAAACTTGCCGAAATTTATAAATATTATTTCCCTAACGATGAAATAGTAATAGGCGATGCACACGAATATTTAAGGCTTAATTTTAAAAACTTTGACTTTATATGGACATCGCCACCTTGCCAAACACATAGTAGTTTTAGGCAAAATATTTGTGTGCGTTATCGAGGTACAGAACCAAAGTTTCCAGATATGAAATTGTATGAGGAAATAATATTTTTACAAGCTAATGCCGAATGTAAATGGGTAGTTGAAAATGTTAAGCCATACTACAAACCTTTGATTGAAGGCAAGTTGGTACAGAGGCACTTATTTTGGTCTAACTTTGATATACCTGATAAAGAAATAAAAAAAGATGTGATTAGAAAAGCACAAATACCTGATCTTGAAAAACATCACGGTTACGATTTAAGTAATTTTCGATTACCAAATAAAAGGCAAGTATTAAGGAATTGTGTTTACCCTGAACTTGGTAAATATATTTTTGATTGTGCGTGGGATAATTGCACCTAACATCCCGATAAACACTATTATGTACTAAGTCAAAGGAGAAAAATGAACAAGATTAAAATACAGGCAAAATTTGATGATGTGGACTATTTAATTGAATTGCCTAATGATGCAACAGCAGATGATTTAGTGTATAAATTATATGGGTTGATGATTGCTTTTACCTACCATCCACACTCAATAAATAGAGCGATGCAAAATGCGATAAATACTTTTAAAGAATGGAGAGAAGATGAGTAAAATACTTAAATTTGAACCGTTTGGGAAAGATTGGTACGATCCATACAAACTAATCAATCACACCGAAACGAGAAATGCACTAATCAGAGCATTTTGGTCGGGATTGGAATACTCTGGAAAAAGTTATACCGAACGAGCCAAAATATGTTCCAAAGAGTTTTGTTTATCCAGAGAACGGATAGAGGGAATAATAATAGATAGACCTTTACAAAAATAAAGTAATATCTCGTAAAGAAAATTCCGTAAATTCTATGGATTTCTATGACGGGAAAACAAACCATACAACATAAAAAAAAGCAGTTTCTTGAACTATTAGAGAAGAATACTCTACACATAGGAAACACTTGCAAAGCATTGAATGTTGAGCGGGGTTGGTATTATCGTAATATTGATAAAGACCCAGAGTTTAGAGAGCAATGCGAAGCAGTAAAAGAATCTTTTATTGACACCGTTGAATCTTACCTATTTAAAAACATCCAAAAGGGTGATACTACTTCAATCATATTTTTCTTAAAGACAAGAGCAAAACACAGGGGATATATCGAAAAAGAACAAATCGAGATCAACAAACTTCCTCAAGGTTTTGAAATTAATGAAATATGATGTATTTAAACACCAAAAGAAATTTATATTATCTCATGCTAAATATCCCGCATTGGTTGGTGGTTATGGTTCTGGTAAGACTATTGCATTTTGTTTGCGAGCAATAAGGGAATGTGGATTAAATCCAGGAAAGCAGATACTACTTGCTGAACCTGTATATCCAATGGTTAAAGATGTATTGCAACCAACATTAGAAAAAGTATTACAAGATTTAGGATATAATTATAACTATTCTGCATCTGATTTAAAATATAGGGTTTTTTGGGAGAATGGGTGGGCGGACATACTGCTGAGGTCTGCTGAAAATTACCGGAGATGGGCGGGATTAAATCTTGCATCGTTTGGTTTAGATGAAGCGGATTTGCTAAAAGATGATGGTGCTTGGAAGATGGGATTATCCCGGTTACGAGATGGAAATTCTTTAACAGGGTTTGTTAGTACAACTCCAGAGGGATTTGGGTTTGTTTATGAATATTGGGGCAACAATCCAAAAGAGGGTTATGAATTAACAAAGGGAAGAACAGAAGATAATAAGTTTCTTCCAGATGAGTTTATTAAAAGTTTAAAACTTAATTATGATAAACGATTAATTAAGGCATATATGAATGGGGAGTTTGTCAATCTACAATATGGACAAACTTATTACATGTTCAACAGGGAGTATAATGTTCAGCGAGTACAGTATGACCCAACATTACCAATCAGAATCGGGATGGACTTCAATGTTTCACCAATGGCAACAGTACTATTCCAACTGCATACTCAATCCCCAAGAATTAGAGTGTTTGATTGTATGGGGTTACGACACGCAGAGGGAGAACTCTTGACTGAACGGGTTGCAAGAACGATTAAAGACAAGTATCCGAACAACCGGTATATTGTATATCCTGATCCATCGGGTATAGCAAGAGGGACATCTTCAAGACGGTCTGACCATCAGATACTTCGAGATGAGGGTTTTGAAGTTAGGGTTGAACGGAGAGCACCGAAAGTAATTGACAGGGTGAACACTATGAACAAACGGTTTGAGGATATGGTAATTGATTCATCTTGTACGGAGTTAATAAAAGATTTTGAGCAAGTAGTAAATCGCGAGGGAACGAGAGATATAGACAAGAGCAATAAAGAACTAACTCATTATTCAGACGGGTTTGGTTATGCAATATGTAAAGAATTACCCATTAATAGTAGAAGTAGAGGGGCAATACAAAGATGATACCAAAATTATCAGATATTCTCGTAAAAGAATCACGAATAAAATCCCAGCAGAAGTACAAAGACCGTTGGAGAAATAACCGAAACAAAGCATTACTATATTACTCCGGGAATACAGATAAGTACACAGGGAAATACTTTTCAGAGAATACACTTAATAAGATTCCAATCAGCAATATAAATATTACTAAAAGAATTATAGACCGGGTAAGCATGGTGTATATGAAAGAACCAATCCGAGAAGTAAGCAATGATCATTACTTTGAATATATCAAAGGTAAGAATGAGAAGATGCAACGAGCGGAGAGGATGACTAATCTTTTGGAGTTGATACTTATCAAACCTACATGGAGAAATGGTAAGGTTGAATATGATTTAATATTTGACTTTGAGCCGATATTTGGAGATGATCCACTTAGTCCAATTGGAATATGCTATCCGCTATCAGTCCGTTCACAAGTTAAAGATACAACTCCGGAACTCTGGGCATATTGGGATTTAGAAAATCACTTTGTTTATGATAACAATTCAGAGAAGATTATTAAAAACGACATGAACCCTGATATGATTAACCCGTATGGAATGTTACCGTTTGCATATTCATTCAGAGATGGTATTCCAGAGAATGAATTTCTTGGTGTTAATGCAAGTGATGACCTCGTACAAACCAATGAAATGATTAATGTTGTTGAAACAACTAAGACTGCCAATATAGTCTTTCAATCATTTGGTTATGTTTATGTATCCGGGGAAATGGATAATAAAAGGTTAGAGGTTGGTCCGGACAAAATAACAATGCTTGAACTTGATTCTTCAATGGGTGTTATTAGTCCCCCTAATACTGTACAATCAATTGATGAGAGCATCAAAACCAATTACCGTATGTTAGCACAAAACTATCATCTAACAGCAGGATTTGTTGAGGGAACAACTGCTGAAAGTGGTATTGCTCATAAACTGCGAAATCAAGAACTGATGGAAGCGAGAAAGTCAGATGTTGAACGGTGGAGAAATATTGAGAAACACTTATTTGATATTGAAAAAGAAATATTACGGGTTGATGCTGGAATAGATATTGGTATATTAGATGGTGTTGATTTCTCTGAAAGTGTTAATTATCTAACTGAAGATGAACAACAAAAAAGAGATGATTGGGATTTATCAAAAGGATTAATTGATAAAGCAGATATTCTTGTGAGAAGAAACCCAGATTGGACAAGAGAAGATGCACAACAATATTTAGTAGATAGGCGAAAGACAGAAGTAACAATTAAAAAAGAATCAGATACACAGGAGAATATTTTTAAACTTGGCAGACAAGATACACAAATATCTGGATAAGATTGACGAACTCAAAGAGGAAGTTAATAGACAGAGTGAATCAATATTAGATAAGGTTGATTTAACCAACTTATTGTCTAATCCTATTGAATATCTGAAAGAATTAGGAAAACAATTCTTTGAAGCACATACTGACGAACTTCAAAAGGCAATAGATGCTGGTGAAGATAAAGCAAAAGAGGTGTTGAATGAAATTGAAAAAGATTGAAACATGGGATACTACTCCAAATTTAGACCTCTCTAAACAAGTAAATCGAATTGCAGATATAATTGTTAAAGACATAAAAGATGGTATTACAAAGCATTCCAGAGATATACACGATAAGCCATTTGAGCCAATATCAGCAGAATGGGCAAAGGAAAAAGGTCATTCCAAACCATTACTGCATAAAGGAAAGATGAAAGAGGTGTATGTTAAAAACCGAGCCACAAAGACAAACAACAACGCACTGATCTCAATCAACAAAAGAGATAGACAAATCCCATCAAGAGTACATAATGAGGGAATGCGACCACATGAGAAAAGAGAATGGTTTGGTGTAAGTAAACGAGCAGAAGCAAAAGCAGATAAGTATATTAATTTAGAGATAGCAAGGTTGATGAAAAAATGAGTAGTACTTATGAAGATATGAGCATTCTGATTAGTGCAAATATAGATGCAACTGCAATGCGTACTGCAATAGACCTTGAAACATTAGT